AGTAGAAACGTCACGAACTTTAGAGAGTTTTGCTGCTGAATCTTTTAGTTTTGCTGAATTATCATCAGTTTTGTAATTTTCAGGAGTAGGTCCTCCAAGATCCTCAACAGACTGACCCGCAACTACAGATGTAGGAACACTCTGCATTGCGTCTGCCGCAGCAGCATTTTTGTTAACTACGTTTTCCATTTCTTGTAAGTTTTTTCCAAGTGACATTTCTATCTCCGAGTGTGTTCTCGATTAGGTTTTTCTAAATTTATTTATATTATTATAGATTTGAAAGGAAATTTTTGAATAATTTTAGTTTATTCTCTTGTAAACTTCTTTCATCTACGAAGGTATTAATTTGCTTATAAGTTTTTTCAACTATTTTTTCACGAATAATACCACCTTCCATGACCCAATCCTTTCCCTCCATAATACCATCGACAAAAGCATCAGGTGCGGAAGGATCGGCAACAATGTCAGCTGCAGTTGCAAGCATAAAATCACTCTCAACTACATTAACTCCTTGATCAGTCATTCTAAGAGATCCCATTCCTCTAGAAGAAACTCCCAATTTGACTCCCTCACCAATTAAAGATTTGGCAATATTTCCCATCGGAGTATCAAGAAGTTTTGCTTTACCTATAAAATTAGTTCCACTTTCTTTAAGTGAAGTAATTTTATGAGAGACTCTATCTAAATTAACTGTTGGACCATCTGGATGTCCCAATTCGCCAAGAGCACGACCTTTTTGTACAAAAGTTTCATTATATCTTTGAACTTCTTTTCTTAATGTATCCATAGGATACATTCTCTTATTGCGGTTGGCAATATCTGCTTGAAGAAAAACTCCTTCAATATACATTGATTTTTTACCGTTGCGGTCCTCAACGATAAATTCTACTGATTCGATTTCTTCTGTGATTAGTTTCATTTTTTATGCAGTGAATCCTACTTTTGCTCCTAAAACGGTGGAGCTATCTGAAAAAACAGTATATGTTGAATTTTTTTCTAAAAATTCAACATGTCCTGCAGGTATAGTAAATGACCCAATACCTGTTCCACCCGCAGTTTCTTGAACTGTAACTACATGCGAATTAGTATCACTATTGTAAAGTCTAACAACAGTTGCTTCTGAAAAACTTGTTCCAGCACCAGCAGTTATTGGGAGTGGTATTTCATTACCTTTAATTAATGTTCTTGACATTATTCCTCCTCGGGAGTTTCTTCTTCATAATTAGGTGTTTCTAAATCTCCTGTAGAATCTTCTTCATTATCTCCAAAGAGTCGTGCTGCCACTTCAGGTCTCACATTATCAATTTTTGCAGATGATTTGGCAAAAAGTGTATCTTTAATATAATCAGAAATTTCTGAAGCAGAATCACCGGCAATGATTTTATCTACTAATGTTGGGTCCATCATTTACTATAATTACTAAAGTTATTTATACTTAACTATCCTCAGAAATTTCCGTTGAAGATCCATCAACACCAGGTTCTAGGGGAACTTTTCCTAAAACTCCAGTATTTTCACCTTCAGTATCAACTTCTAATGCATTAGGATCTGGTAATTCTCCAGATTTAATTTCTTTTTCAATTTGTTGTTTCATCTCTAAAATCTCTTCTTCAGTCTGTCTTAAAACTTTTCTCTTTATATAATCATTTGAATAATATTTGCCAATATATGGTTCAATTGTTGATAAAAGTCCTAATCTTTCATTCATAAGTTCCGAATTTTTTAATTCTGCAAAGTGATTATCATAAATGAAATCATATTGAATATGCTCAACCATCACACTCCAATCTTCAGGAGTTACAATATTTTTTAAAATTAATTGAGTTTTTAGGAGATCATTGAATAATCTAGAAAATCTTTTTCTAAGTCTAGATACAAATTTACTAAATTTTAATTCATCACGAAGAATTTCTGAAGATCTTCCAAGATTGAATCCCCCATCACTTGCGATTCTAGATTCCGGAACACCTAATGCTCGATAAAGTTTTTTCTGAAAATATTCAATATCAGTAATTTCTCCGAGATTTTGTCCACCAGGTAGAGTGGAAATTTCTGTTCCTCTACCACCTTCACGTCTTGGTAGCCAGAAATCTTCTAACATACTCATAAATTTCTTATCATCACGAATCTCACCAGTATTTGCATTATATACCAATTTATTTCTATAACGACTCATTACATCACGAAGATATTGTTCTGCTTTTACTTTTGGCAAATTACCAACATCAATATAAAAAATTCTTCTTTCAGGTGCTCTAGATAATCTATAAATTACAAGACTATCTTCAATCATATAAAGTTGATTAAAAGCTTTAATTGCCTTTTGAAGATATGATAATGTAGTTTTTTTATTTCTATCTACTAATCCAGAAGTACAATAAACAATTGCTTCCTTTGCAATTTTAATTGACTTTGATGTATTTCCGTATTTTGCTCTTTCTATTATATATTCATAATATTCTTCAATTTCAGATTCTATTTCTAAATTAGTCAGAGTGCCATTAATTATTTTTGTTTTATCATCTATTGGTTTTTTCTTTTTAACATATTTAATATCAAGAGGATCAATATATCTTAATTCTTTTATTCCTTCTTCGGGTTTTTTTAAGTCAATTACTTTATGATAATATAATCTTCCATCAATATACCAATTTCTAAAAATTTCATGCGAAGATTTATCGAATTGTAATAAATTTTTTATTTCTTTAAACTCAGAATATATTATTTTTTTTAATTTATCACTAGCATTTAAATTTGATAATTCTATTTCTACAGGAGAATCATCAATATCTGATACAATGGCTTCGTTTACAATATCCTCTATAGCAGTATCGCATTCTGGATATAGGGACATTTCTCTATATCTTCTGATTAAATCTTGCTCATTTTTATAAACTCCATCAATATCAATAACTTGGCTATTGAATCCACCAGATACAAAAAAATTGGATTCGTCAGCGTTAGAAGGAGGAATGGGGGATACTATATCCTTTCCATTCCTCTTCTTTTTATCATCATCAAAAGAAAATCCAAATAGACTCGTCATTTTATATATTTTTAGAGTATTGCTTATACTCTATTTATCAATCGATTCTTAAGTTACCTAGTCCAGAGTATGCCTTCCAATATTGAACTTGTAATTCAACAGTGAATTCCTCAAGGGTATCAGTTGTATCATAAGAAAGATCAATTGGAGAAATTGCTGTTGGGAATACTCCAAAAAACTTATACGATCTTAGAACTGGAACTTTGTCAACATAATTCAAATCGGCAGAGGCAGTTTCATTATAAACAGCAGTTTGTGAAGATATTCCAGGAACTCCAAGTTGATGCACTAAAGCATCTTTCTGATAAGATGCAGGTGCAGAGGTTCCAGCAGAAGAATCATGCTTTGCAATGAAACTCATCCATCTTTCAAAAGCATCTCTAATATTAAAATCGGAGTTGTTAAGTACTGTAACTGTCCAACTATCGAAAGTTCTATCTCCAGCAATTTTTAAAGTTCTTCCTCTAAATGGAACTTCAATTGAATTGATATTAGATCCAGGTAACTGAGCACCTTTTACAAGGAATCGAATATCTTCTGTTAATCTACCCTTACCTGCTTCTGCTTCAGCATTTAGAGTTTCATCATCGGCATTTGATGCTGCATCTGCACCTGCCTCTGCTGCAGGAGCTGCTGCGAATTCAGTAAAATCGGAAGCAGTTGGAAAATAAAGTTCAACCTCAAATAAATTGGGGCGTGCACCACCTGCGTACAATCTTGCCTTAAAATCATCTAGAGTTCTTTCTCCAGTTCTGATATTTTGTGTGATAGACATTGGTTTTAACCTCGTTTTAGTTTAAATTAACCACCGACAGATTCGGTAAATGATGCACCTGTCGCAGTAGCAACGAATGTTAAAGATATGTAATTGATTGATCTTGCGGGTTGAATAAAGATGTCGGCACGGAATTCATTGCGATCAATAACATCTGGAGTGTTATTGCTCTCATCACAAATAACTCTAAAGTTGGAAATTCCTCTCTTTGATTGAATATCTCTTAGGAAAGGATCTACAACATTAACGAAATTGGATCTTGTTATAGAATCATTAAATTCAAATAGAGATCCTCTTGAGAATCTACTAATTGATTCCTGAACATGTAAGAATAATCTACGAACGTTTATTCTACTGAATGCGGAAGTTTCCTTTCCAAGAGAGGTCTTATCTCCAAAAAGGAATGTTCCTTGACCTCTTGTGGTGATAATAGGATTAATCCCTGCACCATACAATCTATCTCTTTCTAATTGAGTTGGATTGTATGCAAGTTTGATAACATTATTCAAAGCACCTCTACTAGACCCTGCGGGTGAATACCAGGGGAAATTAATAGCATTACTTCTTGCCATAATACCTGCAATATCTCCACTAGTTGGTAAATATACAAAAGAATTTGTAAATCTGTCGAATGTATACTTATATCCAGTATCAAAAACTGCATAGCTACTGTGTGTTATTCCTTCGTAATATTCAATAATTTTATCAGTAATATTAGATGAACCATTTGCATTTCCAACAACGTCACCTCTATGCGGTGAAATGCAAGCTATACAATCTCTTCTTTCGTTTGCAATAGAAACTAATTTATTTGCCTTTGCTTGAGATTCTTGCTTACTTGCTGACATAGATGGTCCCATGATTAAGAAATCGATGGGTAATCTTTCATCATTAAACTTAGAATATCCGGAAACAATACTTGCTAGACTTACATCATAAGTTGGATTGGACTCCGTTCCACTATAAGAGAATCCACCATTTAAAGTATAGGTTTTTCTTCCACATGCATTAAATGCAATAACATCTCCAGCACTTTGTCCCGCAGCACCAGCACCGGATCCTAAAGCAGTTAGGCTTGTGGCCCCTGCAGTAAATCCAGTTGCAGAACCGTTCTCTGCAGCACCGGCATAAACATAAGTGGATCCATTTTTAATATAATCTTTATAGTAAATTCCAAAATTGGCAGATGTGGTGGCATTTGATGCCTTAGATAATCCGACATGCTTTTCTAAAATTGAACCAACATTCCCACTAGTTTTGCCATCATCATCCACAACAACTACATGAATTTCATCATTCTTGGCGTTTCTGGATTCGCAGAAATCGGAAGTTTTTGGTTTTGGGGCAATAGATTTCCAGTATATTACACTATTATCTAATCCTAAAGTTTGCTCATTATACCAGTTTTTGGATGAAGTTGGAGTTAAAGTACTAGTAACTTCTAAATTACCTGTCATAGTAATAAATTCGTTATCAATAGAAATGATATCATTGGCACTAACGGCATTTTCTAAAACATTTAGATCTATATCTTTAGTAGTATCATCTATTGTTCCATTGAGTGTTCCTATAGTGGTTCCAATACCTGTTGCAGTGTTGTAAGTTAGAATGGTAACAATACTCCCATCAGTATGAGTTGCGGGGGTTGTTCCAACTTTACCTCTATTAGTTGCTGCTTCAGTTGTATCTGTTCCAATAGCAACAAAGTTATCTCCATAAACTTGAATTGGATCAAATAATTCGTTATTCACTAACAAATAGTTAGAAGTAATATTAATATCTACGGTACTACTAACATAGAATCCAGTTACTGCAGTACCAACAGACTGTCCACCTGCTTGGTCTAAAACAGTAGTTCCAACACGATTATATGCTCTTACATCAGTGCCATTAACATGTGATGCTGCAGTTGATCCTAGAGCACCTCTAATTACAAATTCTGCTGTTGTAGTTGCAGCACCTGTAGCACCACCAATCATTAATGCTGTATTGGGCTTAAACTCATAAGGTCCAGATTCTGTATAATCTACTTTAGATTCTTCACCAGCAGCAGAAACATGAGAAACAAATTTGACAGCAATTTCTTCAGTACCAACTTCAGTAACGATACCCTTCATATATCCGTCAAGAGTTTCTACTGTTCCATCTGTGGTTGGATATATAGCAGTTGTTGCTTGAGTTACACCAGCACCAACGACAATTCCGGATGTAGTAATTCCACTAAGAATCTGATCTGCAAAAGCATCGATAGTACATACTTTAACGCCGTTTCCATGAGTTCCAGGAGTTCTTGCAGCATAGTACCAATTAGTATCATTTAGATGATTATCAGAAAAATCATCATAGTTTTCAATTAGTAGTGTAGTTACTGCAGATCCGACAGGAGCATTTGCATTACTTAACTGTCCACCAGAACATCTAACAACTTGTAAGTTTCCACCATATGATAAGTACTGAGATGCACTTAGAAAGTATTCGAACTGATTATTTTCTCTTGAAGGTTGTCCAAAAATTTCTAGTAATTCTTGCTCGGATGAAACGGTAACTGGTTCATTAACTGGACCTTTTTCAAAAGGTCCTGCAATAGCACCGGTAACATCCAATACACCTGCGATTCCACCCTGTGTTAAATCAATTTCCCGAATTGAAACTCCAGGTGATCCTAAATTTTGAGCCATGTCTTTCCTCTTTTTATTAAAAGATTTTGTCTAAAAATATTTATCAAAACCTTATTTTTAGGGAATTTTTCTAAAATAACTCCCATATTGAAGCAACATCGCCATATTCATCCGTATACCATCTGTCCCCATCATTGTCAACAAAACTATTATTGTCTAATCCATCAGAAATAAAACCAAATGGTGCCATATCCTGCTCAATTTGGTTTTTTTGCTCTTCATATATTTTTTTACGTACATCATTATTAGTCATTTCTTTAAAATACTCTTGAGCAACTAACCATGAAAAAATTACTAAACACATTGCCAAATCATCATTACAACCATCCTCTGCTTCGAATGATCTTCCTTTCTGAATGAATGTTGTCAACTCAGAAATTATTTCATAATCATTAGTAACTAATTTATCATCTTCTATAAGAGTTTTTAAGTTTGAGCAACCAAGTTTTTTGACTGTAGATGTCATGCGAACACCTAGTTGAGATTTTTTTCCACTAAATCCAGATCCAACAACTTGTCCTGCTCTTCCTCTCATCGAACACATGAGAATATTTTCATACTCCAAATCAAAATATAATATATTTGATACTTGGTCTCCAATATCATTAACTTCTACCAAAACGTATGCTTGGTTATAAGCTTTTGCCATTTCATGTATTATATTGGGAAACAGCATTGGTTTTATTTGATTGTTCCTATATTTTGCTACAATTTTATAAGGAAATTCTGTAATATCAACAACAATAAATGCTGAATAATCATGACTTATTCCTCTAGCAACATCTACTGTAATTAAATAATTATTCTCTTCTTTAGGATTTTCATAAACATCCAATCCTTTATTTTTTCGAATTGGATCTTCATAAACCAAATTTCTTAATTTTGTGGGACTGATTAATGTATCAACTGACCCTAAAAACTCACACTCAAACTCAACTTTGAACTGTTCCTCAGAAGTGTTTGCTATTGTCTGTTTCTTCCAAGTTTCATTTCTTCCTGGAACTTCTTTCCAATGAACAGCAGTTGGAATATATTCATTTTTCTTTCTTTCTGCATCATGCCACATTCGGTAGAAATGATTCATACCATGTGGAGTTGAAACTATAATAACTTTCGTGCTTTTACCAGACGAAATAGTAGGATAAACAGAGGCAAAGAACTGGTCAGCAATATGGTTAGGAATAAAGGCAAATTCGTCAAGGAAGATAATATTAAAGGACATACCCCGTACTGCAGAAGCTGACGTAGAAGCCGCAAGAACTTTTGATCCATTTTCTAACTCCAAAGAACCTTTATTCCATGATAGTATACCTTGTTGCATCCAACGAGGCAAATTTTCATAAGCAGTTTGAAATCTTGAAAGTAATTCCTTTGCAATAGCAGCTTTGTTTGCAAGAATACCAATATTTACGTTATCATTAAAAACAGCATAATGTAATAGATAAGAAACCACAGTAGTTGATTTACCCGTCTGTCTTGGCATCAAACAAATATTAAAACGATTTTTATGAAATCGTTTCACAAGTTTTTCTTGAAACTTGTACATATTAAAAGGTACAAGTCCTTCATCAACAGAAACAATTTTTATATAATTTCTTGCAAAATAAACTGGATCATTTTTGCATTTAATAAACTCTTGGATTTGTTCCTGAGTAAACTCAATTTTTGTATTTGCTTTTTTTAGTAACGGATTACCAAGATATACATCATCAGTCATAATTTAATTACACTGGTTAAAATTTTTCATTTTTTACCACTTGACTTTGTTTGCCCAGTAAGCTGCACTCATTTTACCTTTTGCAATGTTTTTTGCATGACGGTCTTTGAATGCTTTACGACGAGCTGCATATTCTTGAGACTCACCTTCTTTTTTAGGTGAACCTTTTACACCTTTTTGTCCAAAACGGATAATCTTTTCCTTTCCATTTTCACATGCTTTTACAACATGTGATTTTCCAGTTTTGGAATCACCAACAGATTGTGCTTTTGGTTTGTTACACTTCATCTTAGATTTATCAACTGATTCTCTAAATTCCGTAAAAGTAACTCCCTCTTTCTTTACGCAATTATTATAAGTTTTACCAAACATCTTTTTGGTTCCTTTCTTCTCATATCCAGGCCAACATTTTTTTGCTTCATTCATCTCCCCACTATCTACATAATCTGCAGCAGTATCAATATAATCAGCAGCTTTAGTAAGTTTTGATTGGACCCATGCTTCAATATTTCCTTCTCCCTTCATCTTTTCTTTTAATCTCTTTGCTGCATTTATGATTGTAGAGAGTTGAGACCTTGCCATAGAATATTCATGATCTTTAGATTCTGTTTTATTCCCCCAATTTTTAGCACCAACTTTACGACACTTGACCAACGCACCAGATGCATATGCAGATGGCCAAACATCATAACGTGACTTTACTTTATGATAACAAGCATCTTTCTTACCACTACCCTTGCCTTTCTTATCTTTAGTTTCTATAATTGCTTCTTCTTTGTTGAGTGCTGCTGCTCTTCTTGCTGCTTTATTTCCAGTTCCAGTATTAAGTCCAGTAAAGTTAGATCTTACTGGGTTCTTTGCAACTTTTGGATTGGAAGGAGTTCCACCATATCCGTCTAC